CCACCTGCTGGAAGTTGATTACGTTCTTCCCGAGTAAGGGCAGGGCGGCAACAAATCCCCGAGGGGCTTCGGCCCTTCGGGATGTTGAAAGGACAGTATGGCAATCCCGACCAACTTTCAGGGTTACACCCCCGCAGCCGGAACGACCAAATCGTTCAAGATACTTGGCTCTGCGACGACCGGGGTTTGGGCAAATGACGTTGACGGTACGCTGACGGCAACTTCTGTCCGCGTTGACATTGGGCCAAATCTTGTGTTATTTATGACACAGGCTTATACTGATGCTCAGCTTGTGACGTTGCTGCAGGATTTCCTGAAGCGCATGGGTGGATTCCATGAGGGCGCGGGCGGGCAACCGGCTGACGCTACAAAGCAAGTTGCCATAACCGGCATTACTTGCACTTAACGGAGGCAACACATGGCAAGTCGTTATGTATTTTCCGCCAGTACGCGGCCGAGTAACCCCAATGACTTCACAGGGGCAGCTTCTGGCGGCACCATCACCGGCGCCAGCGGCACGATCGAACTTGTGTTTGACGACACGGTGTTTGGTACTACACTGGAAGGCAAACAACGCCTGGTAGCCGCGCTGGACGCGATGAAAGATCGCATCCAATCCGCGAAGCTCTGGCCGATCACTTCCAGTTCGTAAAGGAGCGGGCATGCAAGTCACGCGGATGCGTAGTACCATCGCTCGCCCAGCAGACAACACTGCCTATGCGGCTGGCGATGAAGTCAGCAACAGCGCCACGGCAGGTTCGGTTGTGCGGGCCACGTTCGATCTGAGCGGATTTACCCGCGGGCGCATATTGGCCGCAACGCTTGATCTGACTCCCGCTTCCGGCAATGCCGTCACGACTGCCGGAGATTTTGAATTGTTGTTGTTCCGCACCCCTGATGCGCCGGCGGCTGTGGGTGACAATGTTACCCACCCGATCGCCGCGGCAACCCGTGCGCTGGCAGTCGGTCAATTTCGGTTTGATGACACCGGCTGGACCGGCCCGCTCGGCACTGTGGCCGCAGGCACGTCGCAGATACAAGCCGTTGGCGCGCATTATGTCCAGCCGCTGGCGACCCCGGTTCTGCAAGCGTTGTTCCCGACCGGATACTTTTTTGACTTCACCGGTAAAGCAATCACGGCGCGCACTTTTACTGCTGTGCTGCGTGCTCTCGCGGCATGGACGCCTACCGGCATCGCCAACACCTTCGGGATTACCCTCGACCTTGAGGTTGAATAGGAGCGGTCGCACATGGCCGTATCCGATGTTCAAATCGCAAATAGGGCGCTTCAGAAGCTGGGCGCCAAGCGCATATCGTCGCTAACCCAGGATAACCCGAACGCACGGTCGATAAACGCCTGCTACGAGTTGGTGCGCGACGCTGAACTCCGGCGTTATGACTGGGCCTTTGCTATTGAAAGAGCGTCGGTCGCCGCGGACCCAACCGATGCCATAGACGTTGGCGGCGGGACTTGGAAGCGATACAGTCTGCCGAACGATTTTCTTCGGCTACTCCGAAGCGACGAATCCGGGTTTCATGTCGATTGGAAAATCGAAGGGTTGTACATTCTGACATCGACGGAATCCCCGCTGGCATTCCGCTATATCGCAAGGATAGACGACCCGAACTATTATGACCCGCTGTTCATTGAAGCATTCGCGTGCAAACTGGCGCTTGAAGCGGCCAAGGAAATAACGGACAGCAACGGCGACAAAGAGAGCATAAAGGACGACTACAAAGAGGCTATAGCGGAGGCCAAACGTATAGGCTCTATAGAGAAAGCAGCAGAGGAATTTCCAGAGGATTCGTGGCTGGCTGCGCGGAGGTAACGTGGCAACCGCCGCTCTCATCCAGAACAAGGTAAACGCCGGCGAGATGAGTCCTTTGCTGCTCGGGCGGCAGGACGTAGAAAAGTACGCCAGCGGCCTTTTCGTTTGCAAGAATGCCATTCCGCTCACGCAGGGCGCATGGTCGCGGCGGCCAGGCACGGTATTCATGCACCAAGCACGGCACCACGATAAAAAGTGCCGCCTGTTCCCCTTCCAGTATTCTGTCGAACAGACCTACATTCTGGAATTTGGCGAAAACTATATCCGGTTTTTCTCCAGTAATGGCATCCTCGTATCGTCGTCACAGTCCATGACTTCGATCACGAAGGCAAACCCCGGCGTGGTGACGAAGGTGGCACATGGCTATCTGAACGGCGCGCGGTTGCAGTTGTCGGTAGTGCTCGGCATGACGCAGTTGAACGACCGCGAAGTTGTTGTCACCAACAAGACTGCCGATACGTTTGAACTGTATGATTCGGACGGCGCGACAATTAACACCACGAACTACGGCACGTTCATATCTGGTGATATGTCACCTATTTATGAAGTGACCACGACGTTTGCCGAAGCAGACCTAGCCGACATCCGTGTTACGCAATCGGTAGATACGCTGTTCGTTCTGCATCCGGACTTTCCGCCGCAGACGCTGGTGCGGAACACCGCTACATCGTGGACGCTGGCCGAGATCAGTTTTACGGACGGCCCGTATCTGGCATTAAACACGACAGCCACAACAGTATCGCCAAGCGCGGCGACCGGCACGGTGACGTTGACCGCCAGTGCGGTGACGGGCATCAACAGCAATCAAGGCTTTCTCAGTACGGACGTTGGCCGCGTGATCCGGATGCAGGAAAGTACTACCTGGGGCTGGGCGACTATATCAGCAGTCGCGTCTACGGTCAGCGCGACAGCAATCGTCGGTTCGACCTTGACCAACACAAATGCCAAAACCAACTGGCGGCTGGGCGTCTGGTCGGATACGACCGGTTGGCCCAGCACCGGCACGTTCTTCGATGACAGGCTATTCTTTGCCGGCTCGGCCACTAATCCGCAGCGGCTGGATGGCTCGAAAGTCGGGCTTTATACTAATTTTGCACCCTCGGCTACTGGCGGCACGGTAGCCGACGACGACGCTGTGGCCTTTACTTTAAACGCTGACGACGTGAACGCTATAAAATGGCTGGTGCCAAGCGAGAAAGGGCTGCTGGCCGGAACGTCGCGGGGTGAATGGCAGATTAAACCGTCCGCGTTGAATGAGGCTATCACCCCCACCAACATATCGGCCAAACCGTCTACACGGCATGGCAGCGCCGACGTGGCGCCCGTAGCGGCGAGCAAGGCTGTATTGTTTGTGCAGCGGGCCGGACGCAAGCTGCGGGAGCTGGCCTATGTGTTTGAGGCGGATGGCTTTAGAGCACCGGATATGTCGTTGCTATCCGAGCACATTACGCGCCCAAGCATGACGGAACTGGCTTACCAAGAACAGCCGCAGACCATATTGTGGGCGATCCGGTCGGACGGCGTTTTGCTTGGATTCACATACGAACGCGATCAGGATGTGGTGGCCTGGCATCGGCACGAACTCGGTGGCTACAGTAATGCCGGGCAGAATGCGATTCCGCTGGTGGAAAGCGCGGCTGTAGTGCCTGCTGCCGACGCCAGCCGGGACGAACTGTACCTTGTTGTCAAGCGACACATTAACGGCGGGACCAAGCGTTACATTGAGTATCTGAGCAAGATATGGGAATCAGGTGACGCGCAAGAGGACGCGCTGCATCTGGATTGCGCTCACACCGTTACCAACGGCTCCCCGAGCGACACCGTGACCGGCCTGTGGCATCTTGAAGGCGAGTCTGTTGTGCCGTATATTGATGGCGCGACCCATCCGGCAGTGACGGTCACGAACGGCACGATCACGTTGAATGTAACGGCCACGCTTGTATCACTGGGCTATACATTTCAAAGTGACGGACAAACAATGCCGGCGGAAGGCGGGGCGCAGAACGGCACATCGCAGGGCAAGACAAAACGGATCAACACCGTGTCATTCTGGCTGATGGACACGTTGGGTTTGAAATACGGGCCGGATGCTGACAACTTGACTGAGATACTGAACACGCAATTCGGGGATAATTTTGGAGAGGCCACGCCGCTTTACACCGGTGTGACCAGCGAACGGTTTGAAGGGGATTATGACAAGCTGGGCCAAGTGTACTGGCGCGCAGAGGGGCCGTTCCCGGCTAATGTGCTCGCCGTGATGCCGGAGATCAGAGTTGTCGACTAAACAGATTGTACCATTTCGACGGTGGCATCTGGTGTGGTTGATGCAGGATGGAGCGGTCGGCGGCAGGATGCCGGTGGATACCGAGTTGCTGATGGCGTTGGAAAAGCAGAATAGCTGGACAGTAGTGCTTGACGGCAACCCGCTGGCGTGCGGTGGAACGATTCAGCATTGGAATGGGCGGCACATGGCGTGGGTGTGTCTAACCGTCAAGACAGGGCCGCACATGGGTTTCATTACCAGGGCGGTGCGTAAAGCCTTGTCCAGGGTGCAAGGGCGAATTGAGATGAGCGTTCGTAAAGATTTTGAGGCAGGACATCGGTGGGCGCGGATGCTGGGTTTCCGTGTCGAGACACCATTGATGGAAGCCTACGGACCTGAAGGCGAAGATCACGTTGGTTATGTGAGAATTGAGAGGTAAATATGGCGCGGGCAGATAAATACGGGCTTCTGGAGATACCTGCGGGCGACCCGTTTGGTGGCCCGCCAGCCGGCCTGCGTCAAGACCCAATAACAGCACTGCTCGTCGCTGGCACCGCCATGAGTGCTATTGGCGCCATTCAACAAGGACGCGCCCAAAAGGCAGCGGCTGACTACAACGCCACAATCAACATGCAGAACGCCGAAATTGCACGGCGGAATGCGGCATTGGAAGAAAAACAAGCTGAACGCGAGGATTATCTGCGCCTTGGCGCTATTCGCGCAGCGCAAGGAAAAGCCGGCGGCATGGCGGGAGAAGGCAGCGTGCTGGACGTGCTTGGTGATGTGGCGGCACAAGGCGAATTGGAACGCCAAAACATCATATATCGGGGTGAATTAAACGCCCGCGGCTTTACGAATACAGCGCAACTGGATAGGTTTAGCGGCAAGCAGGCGCAACGGGCAGGCTACATGAAAGCCGGGTCTGAGCTATTAACCGGCGGCGCCCAGGCTTATTCCGCTTATACTAAGTTGGGTCGAACCGGCGGCAGCAATAGTGGTTACAGTGACTTCGTTTCCGGTTATACGCCAAGGAACTACGGAGACGGACCATAATGCCAAAACTTCCAACATACACCGCAAGGATCGAGCCGGGTGGTATTTCCGGCGGGCGGCGCGCGACTGCAGAGGATGCTGGATACACCGATCTGAGCGGTATAGGCCGCGCCGCGCAGCAAGCGGGGGCGCAACTCGTCAATCTGGAATTGGAAAACCGCCGCGAAACCGAATTACGGCGTAAAGAAGCCGAACGTCTGCGTAAAGAGCAGGAAGCTAAGGAAGTCCGCGACGGCATATTACGGTCGGCTGGAACGGTGGCCACAGGACGCAATCAGTGGCAGACCTACCTAGCGGAGAGAGGCCAAACACCGGTAGCAGAGTTGCCGGATGTGGTGTCGAAATTCGCAACGGATTTTGATAATTACAAAGATAAAGCCCTTGCCGCAGAAACAAATCCAGAAGTACAAGCCCGCTTGGCGATTGATCTGGATAACTTACGTGCCAGTCTGGTAGACAATGCTATTCGTTTGCAATCTTCCAGGGCCGGCGCTGCTGTAAAAGATTCAGCTAAAACCGTATTTGAACAAAATGAAATTGCAGTTCAAAAAGACCCGGTTGTGCTTACCCGTTTGATCGCTGAAGAAAAAGCGTTTATAGATAATCTGACCTTTCCTGGGCTTACACATGAACAAAAAGACAACTTGCGGCGGGAGCGGCAATACGTGCTGCCTGGAGCTGCTTTGTCGGCCCGAGTCAATGCCGTTTCAGACAGCCGCAGCGCCCTTGCTCTAAAGAAAGAATTGGAATCCAGCAGGCAGTGGCAGTCCTTGCTTTCTGGCGAGCAGTATGGCCGCGCCATAAAAGAGTTAAACAAAGACATCAAGCATTATCAGAATGCTGAACGCGCCGAAGCGCGGCTGATACTTAACGAGCGGATTGATGAGGCTGCGGCCGGCGTCAACAACGGGCTGACCCCTGGGGAAGCAGGCGGAGATCCTAGACTTACTAGGCGTATCAACAGCGCCATTGCCATAGGTAAGGCGCGAGAAGATATAAGGAGCGTGCCGTATTCTGAACTTGTTTCAATGGTTAATGATGCCGAAAAAAAACTGGCTACTCGCGGCGAATACACGACAGATCGTGCGTATCTGGAGGCGGTGCGGTCTGCGGCGGCCTCACGTACCCGAGCCTTGAAAGAAGATCCGGCAGGGTACGCGTTGCAGAACAATGTTGCTACGAAAAAGGCATGGGACGCGGTTGTAAGTTCCGAATTTTCCAGAGAGGCGGTATCAAGATACGCGGCCGTCGCCAAACAAGCGCAACTGGACCTTGGCGGCCCCGGCATGACTCCGCGATTGCTCCCAAAGGCCATTATTGAATCCACGCTGGCCGACGTTAATAGTCTGCCGC